CCTATTTTGCGGAGGTTGGAAGGCCTTTTGCCGAGTGGCGACGCCTCTGGGTCATATGCGCGTCTGATGGACTTGATGGCGGCGACCAGCCCCCGTGCGCGTGTCCCTGACAACGTGCGCACCGGCTCGTACTACAATTACCTCCAGTCGCAAGGATTGCCTATTCCAGACCGGCCCGCAGAGGGCTACGGTTCGATTGCGCAAAAACTTCACCGCGACAACGTGTTGGGCCTACAAGAACGCGGCGGTTTTGACATTTACAAAAATCCAAAGCCTGCGAGTTTCTCAAGCAATCTGCAAGGCAACCAACAGGTCGCGACGATTGACACGCACAATTTCCGGCTGCCCGGCATTCTTTCGGGCGATCCGCGTTTCTTGGAGACATCAATCGCAGAACTGGCGAAAACACCTGAAAGCGCAATGGAGACCCTGCGTCGCCAGTACCCCGGCCTCCCAGAAGATGTCATTCAGTCTTCGGTTAAAATTAAACCCGGCAAGATTAACAAGAAGGGCGAGATAGGCGAGGACGAAGTGTCCATGACGTACCGCCCGCAAAGCTGGGTAGCCGAGGGCTACATACCTATGGAAGACGCCCTGCAAGACCCAGCGCTCTGGGCCGCAAAGCCGCGTGACAATGAGTACGGATACTACGAGCAGTGGCAGCAAGACCAAGCCAAGCGCATGGGCATATCCCCCGCACAGTATCAGGCATCCATGTGGCTTGGTGGTGGGGATACTACCGGCCTTGGTTCGGCAGCCGAGCCTTTCCTTGGCACCTTTGAGGCCCGCGCTCGATATACGGCAGACCGCCTCGGTATGGACCCCGACGAAGTCTTGAACATGATGCTCAGGGGTGAGATACCGTTTTTGGCCGAGGGCGGTTCGGTTGAGGTGCGGGAACTGGCGGAGAAATACGACGTGTGACCATTTCGGGGATTGGCATCTGATGCGCGTCCCCGAAACTCCCAGTGTTAATGCGTTTCTTCATCGTCCGTCCCCCTTCGCTTCGGCCAGCAACGCGGCATAGGCTATGTTATCCTCAGCGCTGTCGGCGTGGTACTCGCTGCGCGTAAACAGCCGCACGAGCTTGACCTGCTGCATGAACATCCAGCCCTCGCTCTCGGTCAGGTCGCGGCCTGTGATGGCGTTGAAGGCCGTCACGATCTTACCCATCGACCGCTCGCCCTCTGGCTCGTCATAGGTCGACGCTCGATCGTGCATGTGCGCCGCAGCGCGGCCCAGCAGCTCGGCGGCCTTCGGCTCTGGCACCTTAGCCGCCTCCTCATGCGACTGGAAGCAGGCCTCCGCCCTTGGCATCGTGTCGTGCTCAACGCTGCATGTGCTGCATATGAAGCTCTTGCTCATTTCTTTTTCCTTTTTAACGCTTCCAATAGAACCTCCTGCACGCTCTTCTTTGACGTCAGGCGGTACATAACGAGGTTGTCGACCGTGTTGCGGACGAGGATCGGGTAGATGAAGACAGGGCGATCATAGCCCGCTTGCTTCTGCCGCATCGGCCCTATGCGCTCGATGATCTGCATGTGCTCTTCTAAGTTCCAGTTGACCCCGAAGAACGCGAGGATGTTGCCGCCGTCCGCGAGGTTGAGGCCGTGTCCCGCCGACGCAGGGTGAGCGAACAGTAACCCAATTTCCCCTCGGTTCCACTGCCGGATCGTGTCAGGGTCAGTGTCCAAGACGCGGCCTTTAGGGTAACGCTTCTGTAGCCGGGCCAAGTCGTGCTTGAAATTGTAGGCCACCAGCACAGGCGCGCCGTTAGCTTCCTCAATGATACTATCCAGCGCGTCCAGCTTGGCATCATGAACCGCCTCCCAGTTTCCTTCGTCATCAATATACATCGCGCCGTTGGCGAGCTGCAAGCACTTCTGCGTCCGCACAGCCGCGTTGGCCGCCTCAACGCCTTCGTCGTTCAGGACGGCGAACATCTCGGTTTCCATATCGACATAGACCTTGCGCGCCATGGGCGGCATCTCAACGTAGATCGGGTTGGTAATAGGCTCGTCGACTGGCAGACCGCGCACGGTCAGGCAGATGTCCTTGAGCCTCTCCTCCACTTCGGTCTGCGTGTGATCGTAAGGCATGAGGCTGTAGCCGTCATACCCCTTGCGGAACCACCGCTGCTCGAAGGCACTGAACGTGCGGCCCAGCCGCTCGCCCTGATCGAGGAACCAGATCTGGCCCCACAGATCCTTGACGCCGTTTGGCGCAGGCGTGCCTGTCAGGCCGATGAAGCGGCTGACGTGCGTGTGCGCCACTTCGCCCAAGGCGCGGGCGCGAGATCCGCCCTGCCGCAAGCGGAAGGACTTCAGCCGAGTGAACTCGTCCGCGATCACGGTCTTGAAGGGCCACGCGTCGCCCAGCTCTTTGCGCAGCCAGACAAGGTTGTCATAGTTGGTCGTGTAGATGTCGGCCTTCTTGGCCAACGCACGCTCGCGCTGCTTCGGCGTCCCTGTGATGGCGCTGACGCGCAGGTGCGACAGGTGGGGCCACTTCTCGACCTCGTCAGGCCACGTCGTGCGCGCAACGCGCAGCGGGGCAAGCACAAGGGCCGGGTAGACCTCCTCGACCACGGACAGGGCCTCCAGAGCCGTCAGGGTGGTTACGGTCTTCCCGCCGCCCATCGGCATCCACAGGGCTGCCCTGCGCTCCTTGTATAGGTGCGCGAGGGCCTCTTCCTGATAGTCGTGTGGCTTGAACGCTTTGGTCATGCGCAACGAGGCGAAACGATTTGGAGCTTCAACTCTTCACCGTACATATTTTCCATCGCCTTGACGTAGGCACGAAGCAGCCAGAGGGAGGCCGTGCGTGTTTCTATCAAACGCCACTTGGGGCCACCGCCACCTTCAATGGCGCGGGGATCGTCTGAGCCTTCAAGGTACTCATAAATGTGTGCGGTGGTCTTCATGTGATGTGCTCCTGAAAAGGTGGGGAACCGAAGCTCCCCGTTGGGTTACGCTGCGGCAAGCGCTTCAAGACGGGCGAGACGAGCAGCGCGACCTTCGGCTGGTGAGCGGCGTGTAACTACGCAACCACCTTGACGAGCAGCGCGGCGCTCGGCTTCTGCTTCCGTCGCACAAGCGGCCTTTTCACTATAAGGTGATACCCAACCGTTAACTGGTCCGGCACAAAGCTCGCCGTCAGTGGCTACGAAATAATCTGGCGCGACTGGCACTGTGGCAAGGCGGGCGATTTCTGCTTTAGCTTCGATGTTTGTCATGTAATTTACTCCGTGTCTTCGTTGCTGATGCACTCTAATTGCATATGCAACGTCAGGTTGCAACCCCCTTCTGCACTTTTTTCACAATTTCGTCGATTTCTTCTATCGTCCGGGCGATAAAGACCGGAAAACCGTCGTTTCTCATGCGCTCGATCTCGCGCTGCTGATGCCCGCTGACGCGGTCGGCGTCCGCCTTGATCTCTATAAAGGCCGCCTTGGGCCACGTCCACCACACAAAGCAGTCTGGGCAGCCCCTACGGCCCTCCCAGCGCACCTTGCGGTACTGACCCCCACTCTTCTGCACGACGTGCTTGAGGTGGTCCTGTAGGCGTCCTGCGGGGGTCACGTCAGTCCTTCCTATACCTCTTGGTCTCGAACCCAGCCGCCGCCAAAGGCAGGCGCGCAGACCAGCTTGGGTTGGTGGACATCAGCTCCGCCAGACCATCACTCGTGTAGGTCGGGTTGTCCGGCGTCTCGCACACGAGCTCGTCATGGACACGGATGCAGACATTGAAGCCGTCGATCTCGGCGCGCAGCATGCCAGACATGAACACGTCGCGGGCGATCGCCTGCACCGCGTTCTCCGTCAGCTTGCCGCCGTAGGTGTCGAGGCGCTCCCACTTGCGGGTGTATTGGTTCATGCCCTCGTGCGTGATGGTGCCGCTCTCCGACACCTCTGGGGACGGGTAGCACAGGTAGCGACCGCTCGGCAGCCGCATGCGCAGCCACGCGATGCCCTGCGTGTCCGCCTTGACGTCGAACGTGATCAGGCCGCGCACGCCGAAGCTCTCGCCCAGATTGTTGATCGCCTCGCGGGCAGCCGCCTCCATGTCGTACCACAGGCTGCGCGTGCGCGGGTGCGCCTTGCGCCACGCCGTGACGATCTCTTGTATGGCCTCGTCGGTCATCGCGTCAAAGACCGCGCCGCCCATCTTCCTGTACGCGCCGACGCCGCCCTGATAGCCCCCCGCGAGCTCA